CAAGGCGCCTGTCGACTGCCACTGCACGACCCCGGACTCCAAACGGGCCTCCAACTCAATGCGTTCGTCGTCACGCTCCTCAGCCTGATCCACGAAATACACGGACGGTGTACGCCCCGACGCCGCCGAAACCGGATACCCCAAACCGGCCAAAGTATTAGCGACCTCCAACAGAATGTCAGGACCGACAATGAAACGACGGTTACCGGCCATCAGCGACCGACCCCCAGATTACGGCGACGATACCTGTTGATAACCTCGTCAATCTCGGGGACAGCAGTAATCCACTTCCCCAAACCGGGCGTAGCCAACACAACGTTACCCAGCTCCGTACCCTGCACAGAAATGGCACGCGACGGGATACCAGAATTGTCGCCCGTACGCCGAGACTGCACCGCCTTCACCACAGCACGACGCAAATCCGCCGGCGGACGATCCCAACCAAACCGGTAGCCGACCCGAATATTACTGTCACCGCACGGCCACACGTCGTCACGCAACACCGCGCGCCCAAACGGATCGGCAGGAATCTCAGCGACCGTCACAGACAGATCAGCCCACGCCGTACCCGTCCAATACTGGGCCCACGCAACCTCACGCAAGTCGGCCTGCAACAGTTGCAGAACACCCGTGCCCGTCCCTGACAGGACTTCCGTGTAGAACCGTGGCACAAACGACCGGCGACAAGCGTCGTCGAGCATCGACTCGACCTCAAGCCGGTCAGACAGCAACGAAACCGTAGGGTGCTTCACGACCGACGACAGGACAGTATCGGCACGCATCTCGGCGACCGTACAATAGAACCCGCCAACCATGTCATGCAAAGTGGTCGCCAGGACACCGTCACCGTTCGACCAGACCGCAGTCAAACGATCCACACTCCGATTATTGGCGGCAGCCACAGTCGCTGTACGCACCTCGTTACTATCACCGGACTCAGCGACGGCACCAGCCGTCACAGCAGTCCCATAGGCGTCCGTGACAGCAACCGTGACCGTACCGACATCAGCCGGCTCGCCGTTCTCATCTGTGCCCTCATAAACAAGGTTGGCGTCAACACCAACCAAATGCCTGGACTTAGAAACATCCTGATACACGCTACACCTCCGGTCTAAAGCCTACCGGCAAACCCATTATGCGGGGGCAGGCGAAGCATCGTTAATGTAAGCCTCATCAATAGCGAAATACCCGTCAAAATGGGCGCCAATCTCCGTGCCCGCCGGAGACGCCGACGACCTGATACGGATATCCGTATTCGGTGGAATGATAAACGGAGGCGACTTCATGTCCCGGTCATAGTCGGTGTTGTCGCCCCTCAACGCCCAGCGTGCCTGCGCCCGCCACACCCCGCCTTTCGGTTTCAGTTCTGCACGAAACCTGACAGCAGCGTTATTGCCACCCAAAATGGTCGAACCGAACCCCGTGACAATCAGAAAATCACGGTACGAAACCGTCGTAGCAGCCTTCTCCGTCGTGGAAGAACCGGCGTCGATACGAGCGTAAACCGTTCCGCCCTCACCAGCGTTCGCCGTCACCGTACCCACTGCCAACGCAGTAGACGTCACATACATGCGTGAACAACGCGCCAACGGCTGCGACAACGTCACCGCAGTCGTACCTGTCAACGTCGCAGACTGCACATGAAAAATCAGGTTGGCAGAAGCGTCCAGATAGTGACCTTCGATCGACAGTGTCATCGTGTCAGACGCAGATGTCGAATCGACAACAGTGATCGAGTTTGCCGCCAACAACGTCTCCGTGCCGCCACCGTCCTGCACCGTCTCCCACGTACCGTTCGCCGAATTAGCGTTGAAGCCCCACTTGTGGAGCGTCTTACCCTTCCCGAGAATCGTCGCGTCAACGTTATACGTCTTCTTGATCTCGTTCAACGCCAACGCCAACGCGCCGCCGTCACGGGTCCGCAAATTGCTCATTGAGCCGGCGCCGCCACGCCACGCTTAGACGCCAACTTGGCCTTACCAGCAGACTTCTTCGCCACACTCCGCTTCTCACCAGGGACCGCCGTAGCAGCCTCCACAGGCGCCACAGACAGATTGTCTGCATCGAACAGATGGCGTTTCCCGGCAACAACCGGGTCGCCAGGATCGACTTCCATCCCGACGTGGAACAACACCCCGTTCCAAAAGAAAGATTGCTTAACAGTCAACATCCTCAGTTCCTTTCAAAACGTTCGCAACAAGTAAGAATGGGGGCAGACACCGGACTGGCGTCTACCCCCATTTCAAACCTTCAACCGATCAGGCCGTAGTCGGGATCGACAGCATCTTGATACCAGCCGTGTTCACGACTTCGGCACCAGTGCGCCAGTGAGCATAGAAGCCCCGCTGACCGGACGGACGGTTATTTGCAGTCGCAAACAGGTGCGGGATCAGCTCAACGCTCATACCGACCCGGTCCACGATCACATAGTTACTGAAATCGCCGAACAACAGACCGAAATTGTCCGCAGTCGCTGCCGCATTTGGCAGAACAGCGTCCATATCCGAGCTCTCATAGGCGTCATATCCGAGCAGCTGGCTCGGACGTGCCCCACCAAGGAACTCCCACAAGGCCGACCCACCGGCAGTATCGAACTGGCGGATCGCATTGAACCAAATCTTGTGAGCAACCCAGGAAGCATTGCTGCCATAACGGGATTCCAGAGCAGATTCCAGTGCGTAGACATCTGCCACAGCGAACGCTTCGGCGGTTGCCGGTGCGATCTCCGAAGCAGTACCGTCGAGTGCCGTAGTGACACCCTGCGGAGCCGACGTGCCGTTACCCGACACGAACGCTGCGCCCTCAAGGTCATCCTTGGCACGCATAATCATGCCACGAACGTCAGCCTCCATGCCGGCCCAATCCTGACCGACCTCAATGCTGAACGGCACAAACGCGGCACCCTTGAACACCGGGATACTGGGCTGAGCGAGCGTCGGAGCGTCATCCGACACTTCAACCGCTTCCCCGTCCCAACTGGCCGTGACACCGGCACTGGACACACCGTTCCAGCTATCGGTCGTGGTCTGCACGACACGACTGATAGCGCGGAACGGGTTCGTCGAGTGCGAACCAGTGTCGATGATCGTAGTGTCAAGCGTGAACGGCACGGCGAAACCGCCATTGGCGTCGGTCAACGAAGCGGCGCGAACAGCGGACACAGCGGCACGCTCCTCGTTGGTCCACATGTCAGCCTGCCCACCGAGAGCCTTCACAAAAGCGCTGCGGTACTCCGGGTTGCCGGTAGCCACAATGTGACGGGCAACAGCACCGTCACGGTCGCCTTCGGCCGAACGCATAACACGGTCAGCCTGGGCCTTCTGCTCATCGCTCAGGCCACGGGTAGCGTCGATGGCACGGGCACCACGGTCACGGACTTCGCCAACCGGCGCACCGTAACGAATGTCCGAAATGTCGTACACATCCCGCTCAGTCGGCTTGTTGATCTGCCCCGGAACGTCAATACGAGTAGTCCGAGCCTCAAGGACCGCTGCACGGGCCTCAAGATCAGCGAGCTTCGCACGACCCTCTTCGCGGAACGCTACACCGGCAGCGAAAGCCTTGGCATCGTCTTCGGCAAGCGAACCGTCTTCTGCGGCACGCTCATTGATGTCGGCCAGGCAGTCTTCCACGTACCGGACCTCGTCGGCCACACGGGCCATAGTTGCTTTGATATCCATTTGAATCACCTTTCAAGAATGATTTGACGGAGCAACGCGTCTCGCTGCTCCTTTTTCACATACTCGGAGGTGCCAGGATCGGCGGCGTCCGTTTCGTCAACCGAGGTGCCAAGAACGGCGGCGTCGATATCAGTGACGTCAAGCATGACTGCCTGACGGATCTCTTCGATAAGCGCTGCACGCTCATCTTCGTCCAAAGTTGCAAGAATCGACCTCACGCCGACACTCGCGCCGGCATAGGCCGGAAAAACGACCGGGCCCACTTCCATCAACGAAACTTCTTTCAAAGTACGCATCGGAGCCTCACCCGACTCGTCCCACGCATCACGAATCACTTGGAACCGGAACGACATACCGTCCACAGCACCTGAGGCAATCGCCTGGCGGATCGGCTCAACCCGAGCATTATCATGCAATCGGGCCTGAACAAACAGACCGTGATCGTCAGACCGGATTTCCTTGATAGCCCCGATAGGGACAGATCCCGTCGCCGGATCGCGACCGTGGTCAAACTGCAAGACCGGAGTCCGCTCAGAAAGCGTCTTGTCGAAAGCGCCACGCTCGATTCTCTCATCGAACGTGCCCTCCCAAGAATCAATACGGGTCGGCTGGTTAAAAACAGCACCATAGCCTTCCAACGTAAACCCGTCATCGCCAACATCACGCGCCTTAAAAGACACAGAACGCTCAACGAACTTTGGTGCTTTAATCCCCATAAGTTTCCCCACTCAAATCATACTCGCTAGATATCAGGAACACACAACCACACAAAAAACGACAGAATCAAAGAACCAAACACAGCCCCAAACACCCCGACCTTTTTCACTCGTCTACCCCGTCACCGTCGCCTTCAACAACAACATCATCTTCAACATCAGACTCGCCAACACCGCCACCGTCATTAGCATCCATCGGCTGCAACTGCACCGACGCCCGCCCGGTATGCACCAGACCAGTCAAATCGCCACGCACAACACGATCCACCACATCCTCCGGGTCAAATCCCGAATCCACAGCCGAACGAATAGTCGCCATTTGGGTTTGCAAAATCTTGGCTTGATCGAGAGCATCCTCCTGCAAAAAGAGGACGCCCGACATGTCAGGGGCCAACACCTTCCCAGCCTCACGCGGCTCAGCAAACACCTGCAACGCCGCACACAACGACCACACATGCGGCGACAGCCAGCCATCAACCAGCAGGCGACGAGCCGAATTAAAGTTGCCGGCGTTCAACGACGAACCGGCCAAAGAATCCCGCGTACCCAAAATGGCTGCCGGGACACGCGAACGCATTGCCACAGCAATCTCAATCGAACCGTGCAAACCGTCAAAACCGATCTTAGAGAAATCGGTCGACACGTCACGCACATCAGTCACATTCGACAAAAACAGATTCTTGTATGCGTTCCCAGTCCCACCATACGCCTCGTTCATCCGTTGAGAAGCAGCAGACAGCTCGTCATCGTCCAAACCATCCGACAAGAACACCAGCGACGGGACCGTGCCACGCTCAAAGAACTTCGACTGGTGGTCAACGATCTGACCCTCCAACGAAGCCTCAGACGTCAACGACGCAACCCACGACAACCCCTTCCACGGGGCCCCAGGATCAGGCTCAGGCATCCAATGCGCGTACTCGCCAGGCATGAACACTTCCAACGCCTGCCGGTCCTGCTTCGACACACCATCAACGTTCGGATCATACATGATCCCCAAAACACGCATATCGTGCGGCACAAACATCGAAGTATCACCGTCCCACGACGGCATCGAATCCGACCCCAACGCAAACGTCACCCGCGACGGGTCCAACCGGACAAACCCGTCCGTACCACGCACCAAAAAAGCGTTCCCGGCATAAGCAACATCCTGCTCCCACTGCGACAACCAAAACGGACGGGCCGGCGAATTCAACGCACGCAACCCCATCGTGTTCGACGGCAACGGACGAGACGCAGTAATAGGCGTCGACGGGTCTTCATGCCGGAACCGGACCTGCGACACCAAACTCGACCGGGCATACACGGCAGACGGAATCACACCCGACCGATAATGAACCTTTTGAACCAAATCGACAAACGTACGATCCGCCTTATCCGGCTTAGACCCCGGCTGCAAATCAAGCCGATACGAACTCCCAGCGAACTTCACCAAACCCTCAAGAGTCATACGACCCTCAACAGGTGCAACAGGACGAAGCCGATCAAGAAACTTCATTATCGACGCCCGCCCTCGCTACGAAATACTGCCACGCATACATCACAAAAACCATGACGCACCCCACGACAATAAACCCGAGAGGCACGAACCATAAAAAGAATCCTACCGTGACACAAGCCACTCCCAACAACGCAACCAAAATCCTCAATACCAACCCGAAACGCATCACACAACCCCCATTACCCGAAAACCATGCCAATCTTCTTTTTCTTCACCGGCTCCCACTCAGGAACACCACCCAAAGCCAACGTAACAGCCACCAACCCAGAAACATTCTTCGCACGACGACGCGACCAAACCATCACATCACCAACCTTCCGATCCTCAACAACCTGCACCTGTCCCGCCAACACCTCGTCACCCAAATGCTGCAACTCGCCCAACGCAACAGCATCCAAAAACTGCCCCAACGCATGAGCATGATCCTGCACACCCAACACCTCAACCTCAACACCAGCAGCCTCCAAACGCGAAATATAGGCGCCCGCCGGCGACCCCTTCTCAACACGAATAGGCACCCGATGAGCCTCCCACAACTTCACCGCATACGGCACAACCCAACCAGGCGCCCCAGCATCATCCACATCAGTCACAGACTGCGAAGCCGCCACCTCAACCTGCAACAACCCCGACAACACCCGACCAGCAACCCCAAACGACGCCCAACCACGATCCTCAGCAACATCAAACCCAAGACACAACCCCTCAACAATCGGCTCGACCCCAACAGCCTCCAACGCCCACCAACGATCCATCTGCACCAAACCAGCCTTATCAGCCTGCGGCAACGACACAACCCCCAACCGCTCCCGATGATGCTCCGTCACCAACTCCTGCGTACCCGAAAACGTCCGAATCTCCTGCGTAATGTACTCCTCCGAGATACGGCCAGCAGCGACAGCCGGATTAGCCCTCCTGATAGCGTCCATAAACGCCTCCTCGTCCGCCACAGGGTCCAAATCCAACACCTCCGAAGGATTCCCATACTCGGCGTAAAACAGACGGTCCCTCGAATCACCCTTCAACGCGCGGGCGCGCACAGCGTGCAACACCTGCGAGTTAGCGTGCGGCGCCGACGACGTGTAATACACCTGGGCGCCCGGACGCGTCGACAACGTCGGGATCACAGAACCCATCGCAGACGGGTCCAAATCGAACGCCTCATCCATCACCACCTTGTCACCCGTGAACCCACGCGTGCCACCCCGATACCGGGCCTTAAACAACAGACGTTGCCCACTCTTCAACCGGATATGTTCCTTGCCGTTCGACGTCACAAACGACCGGTCTTTCGGCAACAACAACTTCGACAGCTCAGGCGACTCCTGCATCAACTCTTTGATCCGGTTGAAATGCTCGACGCTGGTGTCAAACTTGTGGGCCGAATGGACGATCGTTTTGTCACCAAACAGATATAGGGACGCCAGCTCAAACACTTCAAGGATAAAGTTTTTGCCGTTCTGGCGGGGAGTGATAATGGCGTTCTCGAACGACGCCCACTTGCCGGGACGAGACTCAGACAGACAGTTCAGCAGCACCCAATACTGCCAGGGGTCCAGAACGATCCCCAGGGACCTCTCAGCGAACTCCGCCGCCTCTTCACCCGCAGCGTACGAGACGCCGTCAGGCGGGAAATGAGACACGTATGGCGGCGGCCAGGGCGCCTCGATCACTTGCCCGCCAGACGGTTCCGACGCCTCTCAGCAATCTCGTCCAACCCAGACATCTCGACGTCCTCGTCGCCCAACTGGACAAGCTCAGACAGCGTTATGCGCCGCTCGCGGGCCAGTGAAGCCAACTCGGCCGCTGAGCAGTCCGGGTCGTCCATACGGTCGCTCAAAGCGTCTAGGGCCTCACGCAGCCGGGCCCGCTGATCCGTCCAATCGGTCGCCATACCACAAAACCTACCAGCCGTCAACCTTTATTACGCGTATCTAGTTGCTTCCAGTCTGACTGGCGGTTTGACGCGTGTAATGTCTGCCAAGGTGTTTTAAGCCTATAAACGTTTACACCCTACACTGGGCCGCCAGGCCCGTGTGTAGGGTGTTGTTAAACGTGCTTCGCGTA